AATATAATTATCAAAACTATGTAATATAAATTCAGGTTTGTTATGTTTATAATATTCTTTATTTTTAAAGTTTAAATTAAAATTAGTTTGATTACCATTATATTCTTTCTTTTCTAGTTCATACAATTCTTTTAAAGCAGCTAAAATATATATTGTACTTAACCCACTTCCAATCTCTAATAATCTGTGAGGACGTACAAATTTAATTAATGAATATAATAAAGGAGACATATGTTCAGTTCCCATTGTTAATGAAACTAATGGTTTTATTTCTGTAATAAATTTTTTATTGTTAATCATTTTTGGTAATTAAAATTGATTACTAACCTTTGATCTGTATCTGTTTGTGCCACTGCGCTGTGTAATATTTTTCCATCAAAAATTAATAATTTATTTTCTTCACATTTTACTTCTTTTCTTTTTATAGGATCTAGTAAAGTAAATCCATTATTGGTGTTTATATAATAAATTGCAACTTTGTGTTTAACTTGGTCATCATCTATATGAAAATTGCAAGCTGATTGTATTCTTCTATTAATTACTAAATTAGCTTTTATTCTAAGTATCTTACGTGGTTTAATTTTTTTAAGTATGGGTTCTATTAATTTATAAATATATGGTGTAGTCACTATTTTTCCGTAACGAAAAATTCCATGTGTAAAAAAAGATGGATCTGAGCGTTGATGTTCATCACTATATGTTTGTTCTTTATTATAACACCAATACATGTATTCACCGCTTAAAAAATTTTTTATTTTTTTAAAGTCTTCTTCTGGTAAAAAATTATGTATTTCTTTATAAACCATTATTTATTTATTATAATATTCCATTCTAATTTAGAAATAAGTGTATCTAATAATACATCTTTTAATCTGTGTTTTTTTAAATAAGTATGAAGTTCTTCTATATCAACAATAATAAATTTATTATCTAAATCAAAAACCATTTTGTCAGCTTTTGTTTTAAAGTTTCCTTTTTTAAAATTATTTTTTACAGGTTTAGTATCAAATTTATAAAACCCATTATTTAAATTACCTGCAATATCCCAAGAATCTTTTTTAGTTGGATATTTAATATTTTTTAAATAATGTTTAAAAGGCTTTACTTTTTTTTGAACCATGATGGAAGACCTATGTGTGGACGTGTATCAAAAATATTTTCTTTAGTTCCTTTTGTTTTTACATTATTATAGTGTAAAAAAACTTGAACACATTCTTTACCTTTGAATTTTTCTCTCCAATGTTCTAGATCACATCCACGATATACTAACATATCTCCTGGTCTTAAATTAATCTTGATTCCTTTCATACCTTCTTTCCCAGATGGTTCTAAGTATATAGGCCAATCATTACCACCAAGATTCATAGTAGTTGATATCTCACAACTAAATTTATGTCTTTTAAGTTCATCATCTTTTTTATATATTCTTGCATAACTATATGCAGGATATAGTTTTAATTTAGTTTGTTTTTCCATTATTGGTTGAACTTTTAACATTAAAGTTTCCATGGCAAGATCTGCGTAACATGAATAAGTGTTTGAAACTTGTCTATCATCATAAGTTCCTAACATTGTTTCAAAAGGAGATATATATCTATGTTTAAGACAAGTGTCGTAAACTTGTTTTTTTATTAAAAAATAATTAGTTAAAAAATTTGCAAGATCTTTATCTATAACATTTTTAATGATTATGTATTTATTTTTCTTGAATGACATTTTTTACCATTGTTGTTGGAACAGCTTGTAAATTAAAATGTATAAACCTAAAAGGATCTTTACCATGATCTACAATAAATTCATGTTCAAGATAACCTGGAAAAATTACTAATGTTCCTGGTTCGGGTTTAAAGTGAACTAATTCAGATCCGTTGTGAATTATATTATTTTTTTTTAAATGCAATTTAGTAGCTCTAGCACCTGTTCGTGGTTCATGAAAAACTGGATAAGATGTATTTTCACTACATTTTAAAAAATAAAAACCTGATACATGTTGATTCCAATGAATGTGAGCTGAATGATGTCCACCCCCATTTTTAGAAAATTCCTGTACCCACATCTCTGTAAATAATAAGGAGTATTGTTGCATATCAAAACCTTGCCAATCTAAAAACTCCCAAGATTTCTGTCCAACATATTTTCTAAAATCAAAAAAATCGTTATCTAATGTTATTTGAGTTGAATGATAACTTCTTCCAAAATCACCAAATTTTTTTATATATTCTTTTGCTTCTGAATTTGTTTTAGCTATTTTAATATATTTATTAGAAGCTTTATTTAAAGATTTAATAAATTCAGGTTTTTGTTCTGCCCATATAGGTGTTTTAAAATATTCATTTATTTGCATATTATCTGTAAGGATATCCTAAGTTCCACATAACTAATGAATACCTTGTTCCTTTCTTTACTGGTTTTACTCTATGCCATACAAATGAAGGAAATACAATAATAGATCCTTTTGATAAAATTTGTTTGGCTTGTATAAGATGTTTAGCTTCATCTCTTTCGTGTGGATCGTAATGTCTAAAATCAAATTCTAATTCACCGCCTTCATATTCTGATCCGTCAGTTAACTGACAAGTCATTGAGAGTTTTCTAATTTTTCCATGTTCTAATGTATTTGGTTTATTAAAAGGTTTCATAAAAGCATCTTGGTGCCAATCATAAAACTGATTAATTCTATATTTTGTAAATTGTAAAATTTCTGAACAGTCCCATTGAAAATTCCAACCTGCATTTTTATTAGCTTCATGAATAAATGGGGTTACTTCTTTATATATCCAAGGTTCATTTAACCAAACAACATCTGAATTTCTTTTTCTTTTAATAAGATCTTTTTGTTCTTCCGATAAAACTTTATTTTTAAATTTTCCACCTGTTCTTGCAAAATCATCTTTTTTAGATAATGAATATTTAATAATATCATCACATAATTTTGGAGGTACTGCAGATTTAAAATACCAAAAATAATTATTTAAGTTCATAATTTATTGTCTGTATAAAATTTAAATTATTTTTTTGATTATTAATAATAGAATACATACAAACAGATGGAAACATAACAAACATATTTTGTTTTAATTCTATTTCATGGCATTTGTTTTTAAATCTATTGTCGTCATAATAAATTTTAATCAAACAATCTACAGTATTTATTCCATATAATAATGTAAAATCACTTGCATTTTTTAAATCATTAAAATCTACATTTGTAAGTGGACCATCTTTTTCATTTGGAAGATATAAATTAGTAGACATACTTTTATTTTGTAACCAAAATTTATAATTAAGTTGTATAAATTCAATTATATAAGTATTTAATTTGTCTAATTCTTTTGAATAAGAAGAATTTTTTTTAGTATACAAAGCTTCAAAAGCAGATTTACTAAAATTTAAAGAATCTATTTCAAAACCTTTAGGCATTGAAACTTCACCATAATATAATGCTTGTTCTGTTAATATTTTCTTTCTCATAGCTAAAGTTATATATAACTAAGCTAAAAAATTTGTCAATACGTAGCCAATATTACCTTGTGGATTTTCGCTTGCAATATCTGCTTGATACGCTTCTTCATCCCAATCATACACCCATGCATGAGTTCCTGCCTCATTTTGAGCTTGTTGTTCTGCTGTTAATGGATCAGGTTCTCCGATAGGAGAATTCCAATCCGCTTTATTTAAATCTTTAACCCAAGAAGGATAAGGTTTATCTCCCCAAAATATTTGATTTTCTGGATCCCAAGTATGTCCTACACCTGCAAAATTTCCTCTAAATGCTTTTGATTGATCCGCTGATTCATTATCATAAGCATCATAGTGTTTTCCACCTCTAGTATTATAAGAAGTTTGAATCCATAAATGTGCAGGCCAGTTATTGTGTTTTTGTAAATAAGCTTGTCCTACTGATTCATTTTCAACTCCATTAGCATCCAGCATATCTTTATTATTTAAAGTTACTACTGAAAGCACTTCATTATTTTCTGATATTTTTGCAAAATGAGCCATATTACGCGATTCTATACCTTATCATAACTATACCTGATCCTCCAAGTCCACGGTCACCTTTTCCACCGCCACCAGTATTTGTTTGAGCAGCAGTAGAGCCAACCGGATAAGTTCT